TGCCATGGCGGAATAACCCGGCTCTTGCTATAATCCCCAGCTTCGTCGGGGCGTAGCGCAGCCTGGTAGCGCACTTGCATGGGGTGCAAGGGGTCGCGAGTTCGAATCCCGCCGCCCCGACCATTGGATTCAAAGGCTTACAGCCTCGGCTGTATGTAAACCCACCTCTGTATATTAGACAGTTTCTAATATGCGCCGGTGGGTTTTTCCTTTTGCGCGGCGCTACTTCGGCCACGCCTCCCTCAGCGTCCGGACGTCGTTGACGTGCCGGTCAGCTCGCTCCGCCAGCCCTCGATATTCCGCTGAGCACTCTGCGAGTAGCTTTCCGAGGGTATCGGCTCGCTCACGGAGGGCATCGTCGGCCATACTGGGCATTGCACGTCTGAGATCTGCGATGTCGTAGAGCAGCCCGTCAAGAGCACCGCGAGCCCCATCAGCAGCACGACGCAGAGCGATTTCACGTTGAGTTGCAGCATTTCGAGCCTCCTCGGCTTGTTTGGTCATCGCACGTTCTTTCAGACGTGCGGCTTCGTTTGCGGCCGCCACGGCTGCGACCTGATCGCGCTCGCGTTCGGCCATCTGCTCACCGAGACGCCAGCCGTTGACCAGCCAGCCGGCGGCGAATGCAGTGGCTGCCCCGGCAAGCAGGAGCAGGCCACGGATTGCGAGCGGATTCATCCCTGTTCCATCATCTTGGCCAAGCGCTCGGAGCGGTCGCCAACCTGCCGCGCCCAGGCAGAGTCGAGCATGCCGCGTGCCGCCGCCTTGTAGTCGCCCCGCTGCATGGCAGCCAGCGTGTTTCGGAAGCTGAGTAAGCCGCATGTGCTGTTCCCGATCCCCATGTTGAAGCACATGTTGGCGAGCACCTGCTGGCGCTTGTCGCTCATCCCACGCCACCACGGCAGCACGCGATCGAGCTCGGTTTCCACACGCTCAATGTCCGAGGCGAGCAGCATCATGGCTTCGGCTTTCGTGATCCCGACGTCGTCCAGGTTGCGCCCGACTCCAATCGTCAGCTTGCCAGCCGTGCAGTGATAGGGCTTGAGGCGCAGGCCTTCGTCGATGACGAGCTGCTTTGCCAGTGCTTCTCTATTCACATCATTTCCTTTACGTCTTGAGCAATCTGTTTGATGTCGTTGCCACGGCTGAGGTACTTCAGGATTGCACCGAGAATCCACCATGCAGGCAATGCCGCGATCAGGTAGGCGCCAGCCCGGATCTCTTCTGGTGGAATCCATTCGGCGAATTCGACGATCGTACGCAGCACCGCATCGCCAAAGAAGTGCGACGAGATTCCGCTCACTACAAGGCGGGAGAACCCTTCTTTGGCCGTCTTCGGCCATAGGATGAGGAATCCGAGAGCCCCGCCGAGAATGCCGATCACACCCGGAGACGCGAGTGCCTTACCAATGGCAAAGCCGGTTGCAGCGGTGCCGCTTGTTGGTTCCATGTTCATGGCCTTTCAGTAGACGAAAAAAAACCCGCTCGGGCGGGCAATAAAAAACCCGCCGAAGCGGGTCAGTCATGGATTCCTATGCTGGCCGGAGCCGGAGTTTGCCTAATGCGTTTTTCACAATCTTGAGCAAACTCCATTTTTTTTCTACCACCGGCTCTTCCCTGGTCATATCCCAGTATGCGGATTTTTTGACGGTCGATGCGTCTCGCTTGTAGAACGGCGGCTTGCCGGTCAAATGTGGTCGCTCCCAGGCAATATTGCGCTTCACCGTTTTTGCTGGCATCCCCACGACTACAACATTGTTCGGGAACTTCCCTTTCACTACGCTTCGCATCCCGATAACGCTTCCATCGCCAATACTGGAGCCGCCCAGAATAGCGACATCCGCCCCAACCCATACATGCCGCCCGATGCTAATCGACTTCGCCACATTTGATCTCATACCTGTTGCGACATCAAATATCGGATGAGAGTCATGCGTCCGAACGGTAATATCAGATGAGAACATGCAGTCCTCACCGATAGTCACCTCAGTTCCCTCGGCTGCTGTGATAAACACCTTGCCTGATGAGGTGACGCCATCTTCGACGAGGATGCGGCAATCCTGGCCGATGAGCATGGACCCCTTTATGCTGCATGCTCCGATCTCAATGTGAGCATTGTCACAATCGAAGCGAATCGAAAGATCCGTGATCTTGGCGCCATCGTTCACAACGAGTCGGTTATTGGACCCGACGAACACTATGCGGACGCCCTTTTCAACGCTTCCCGCATAATCGATGGTGTTGCCATTTTCATCATGATATTGTGACAGTATGGCAAGAGTGCTCATAGGCTACGATCCTGGCTGGAATCGCGGCACCATACATGATTGAAATCTAGCGCGCAAGCTAGCTTCTGGGCCACGCTACATCGATGCCAGCTTCAAGCAAAGCAACTGGTCGTATCGGACTCCATAGCGCGACCCTGCTGGACGGTATTCCTGCACCACTTCGCCGGTTTCCGGGTCGCGCACTTCCGGTTCTTCCGGCCACTCGTCGTAGCAGAGCACTCCCCAGGCGAACGGGTCCAATCCTTCCGACTCGAATGCAGCTTTGACCTCCTGCGCAATCACACCGGCATGCGTACGCGCGGCCGCTCCCTTTCTAGCAACGGCGTCTTTGAACTTGAACTGCTTGAAACTGATTTTGCGCACGGCACGGGTCACCGCTTCGTCGACTTCCCTGATTTCTTCCTTGTCTTCCGCGTCTGAGGTGTTAATCGTGCCGGTCCCTGCGTAAACCACGGAATAACGACGCGACCCCATCCCGAGCGACGTTAAGTTGTCATCGAAAGGTCGCACCGAATTGTTTGACGGCTTGAAATTGATCGACCCGTCAGAGGAAACCAGTGTGATCCCATTCGTGCCGGCGTTTTCGTAAGTCAGCGATCCCAGTTCTGTCCCGCTTTGCGAAACGAACTTCTGAAACACATTCGAGCCGTTAATCACGACATCCTTCGTCGTGTATGCACCGGAAACGGAAAGCGGCGTCGCGCTATTCAACGAGGCGTAACCCGATACCGACACCACGGAGCCAGAGTCGACGCGCACAGCCTCTGTCAGCAGCGGGCCGTAGTAGGTCAGCCCGTTGATGGCGACCTTATGGCTGTTCCCGACCAACCGGATAACGTTGTTCGACGAACTGCCTACCGTGCCGCAACTGATGCCGTTGAACGTCACGCCATTCAGTACGCTCCCGGTGCTCGCGCGGATCGCGTCGATGGAGCAATTGTCCATCGTGACATTGCTGATTTGCCCGTTGGTGTGCGTGCCGGTAAATTCAATGAAGTAATCGGGGATGCGGCTGGCATCGGTGTTCCCGGCCATGACGAGGCCACTGACCACATAATTCTTCGAGCCATCTTGCAGAACGATGACTTTCGTCGGGGTCATGATCGACTGGTTGTTGACTATCTGGCCGTCAACCAATACGCCCTCGAACAAGCGCCGCCCAATGTCGAGCATGTTCCCGCTGATGTCGATAGCGTGAATCTTGGATGCGTTCGCGCCCGAGTTCTTGACCGCAATCGTGCCGATGGAGTGGAAACGGTTGTTCTGGATACGGAACGCGCGGAAGCCCGTCGTGTCTTGCGATATTGCAGGTGCTGATGCAGCGTAGTCGCCGACGTCGGGCCATTCCAGTTCGATGCATTCCCCACACTGATCGAATACGTTGTAACTTGCCTTAAGTCCGCGGCCCCAATTCTCGATGCCTTTCGAGAATTGCTTGAAGCAGCACCGCTCGATGATGGTGTCCGTGTCAGCAGTGGCGGTCGTTGGCCTCTTGGTACGCACCGCAGTAACGGGGTCGAGTGCGGTGTAGTCAGACTCGCTCATCTGCCGCACAGCGAGGTCCAGCATCGTGAAGTTCTGGATTGGGGCGTCGATCAGAACCGTGACGGACGCATCGCCCGGGTGGTAAAAGTAGATGGCGGATGCTCCGATCCCTTCCGAAGATTCGCCGTAAAGCGTGAGGTGGCTGGTCGTGTCTGGAATGCTCAATCCACCCGTAACCTTGTATAGCCCCTTAGGGAACCATACCGCACGCCGCTCGCCTTGCGACATGCTGGCTGCTGCTGTAATCGCAGTCTGGATTGCTTCGGTGTCGTCGGTTTCACCATCACCGACAGCGCCGAAGTCCCTAACGCTCACCACATCATGAATGCGGTTGTAGAGCTTGCTCGATGGCGCGACCTTCTCGTCACTCACGCCTTCGTTCATCCACTCAGCCATCGCCAGAATAGCGGCGCGAGCCAGCTTTACCTTGTCCTCGCCAGAGTCAAGGTTAGTAGTATCAATCGTCATGATTTACCTACGTGTAGAAAATCGCTTGAGCGCGATACAGAAGTGGGCTGGTTCCTGAAACGGTCCAGCGGAATTTGAAGTAGCGAGCAGTGACGGATGAATTCGGGACTTCGGCCCATTCCGAATAGGCCAGGTCATCATCACTTGTGCTTATTTCGATAAGCGTCGTACCAGCTGCGAGGGAGTTCGCTCGGATCGTCACCTCCAGTGACGCGCCGAGATCGACCGCAGGATGCTCGTAGATGATTGGCGAGGCCGGGGTGTTATTCCACGTTTCCTCTGTCTCATCCCATGTCACATCAAGGGCATCCCAAGTCAGAACGCCAGAGTCGATTAGCGAAGTGCCTGACACGTAACAGTCGGTCTTTGCGCCGGGCCAGTCGTCCTCGTGCGGGAGGACGATCTTGAGAACCGCACCGAACTGATCCCCGTCGAGAACTTCGGTGATGTAGTGCGGCTGTTCTGATCCCCTGCCCCCGTCGTCGAACGCTCGGATCGCAAAGGTGTAGACGCCATCTGCAGCCGGCTCGACGTTTTCATGCTGTTGCGCTCGGTGATCCTTTGCGAAAAGCGGGATCATCCTGTCCCATTCGCGGAGAGTCGTGCCAAGGCTGTAGCGCACTTCGTAGGCGAACAGATCGGCAGGCGGATTCTCCATCTGCCAGAAAAACTGCTTGATTCCGCCCGGCTGCTCGATCAGCTTGAAGCGGTCGACGAATGGTGGCGGCGCGGTCTTGCCTACTACCGTATGGGTAACAGGTTCAGTCCAAGGGCCAGTCCGCCCGCGCCCGTCGACGTACCGGAGGCGAAGCTGATGCTCGTCACCCTCCTGCACGTCGGCAAAGAACACTGCGCCGTGCGCGAGCGGCACACGCGAGACCGTTTCCCAATCAGTAGCGCCAGCAAATGCAATCTGCCCCTCGATGTGCGTGACATCGGTCGGCAACGTGGCCAGGTTCGAGAATGGCAGCTTGATTCGGTACTGATACCGACCGGGCGCAAGTACCACCATTACGCTTTCGTCGCTGACCGGAGTTCCGAGAACTGGAGTCTCGGTGATCGTCGGGATCAGCAAAACAGGAGGGCGCGTGATCTGGCTGTCGAAGTCCGGGATCGGTTCGCTGTCGCTGTCGTAGATCGCTGGCGAGTAGTCGACCAGCGTCAGACGCGCATTCATGTTCGCGGCTGGCTCTATGTTCTGGACGATCAACTCGACCGATTCCGCCTCCAGCGCGCCGAACATGAACAGGTTGCCGGGCTTTCCCTCGTCGGCTGTAACGCCGCTGGTCAGCGTGATCTCTCCGTAATAGCCGTCCTCCGCCACCGCCTCGACCGTGCGCGTAATGCTGCTGCCATCTTCGAGTCTGATGCGGATCGTGTACTGCTGGCCGGCGTCCATCGGCACCTGCTCGTCGAGCTGGAGCACCGTTTCGCTTGCGCGCTCCTTGATGCGGCCAGTGCCGATACCCCACATCGGGACGAAATGGGTCACGCGCACCAAATCGCCGCGCGTGCAGATGATGTGCTCGATGTCGGCGTTCAGCGTGTACGTTTCCGGCCGCAGCTTGATCTGCGCGAGGTGGAAGCGTGCGTGTTTGAAGACCGCTTCCTTCGTCGTCACGCCGGGCAGCTGCAGGCCTTCGAACAGTGTCGCATTGGCCGATGAGTAGCCGTCGTTGTAGACGATCATCTCGTCGTCCTGGTAGCCCTTCTCCGCGTTCTTGAACTGCACGCGGAAGGCGTGCGGCATGCGCGGCAAGGTCTTGACGCCCTCGAATCCCCAGCTGTTGTGCGGGGTGAAGTGTTGGGCGACGACGGTGCGCGGGCGGTCGATGATGACCGTCCACTTGCCGTCGCGGCGCGTCGGGGAGGCGCGGCCGGCGGCGGCGATGTCGCGCAGGACGTCGTCGACGCTTTGCTGCTCGGCCATCACACCGTCGTACATGAAGCCGTTTTCGCGGCAGTAGTCGTGGAAGTCGGCGAGTTCCGTCAGGTTGATCGCGCTGTCCGGGCAGCGCCGGGCGTTGCCGGGGTGCTGCAGGACGTGGCGGATGAGGCTCGCGGGGTTGCGGGTCGGGCGCGTGATCCACGTCTGCGTTACGTGATCCCAGTCCTTGCAAATAACCTGCACGGTGCCGGTGATGCCGTCCAGGCTCCCGTTCAACTGGTTCGTGGCCTTGATCCGGATCGCGGTCATCGCCAGCTTCACACTTGGCGGATTGACGACCGGGCGCCGGTTTTCGTAGCCGGTGATCGCGTACAGGTAGGCGTCGTGGTAGCGCATGACCTTGTTGCCGTTCCCGGTCGTGAACTCTTTCTCCGACGTGTTCCGCCGGCGCGCGCGCACTTCGTACACACCGCGCGGCACCGAGAAACTGATGTTTGTGCTGAATGCGTCCTTGCGCTTGTGGTAGGGCTGTCCCGATTTGCCGTAGTTGACGGCCTCGACTTGCGCGCGCGCAAGCGTGCCGGATGCAATGGTGGCCCTGTAGCCGCTGATCGACAGATCGCAGCCGGTGACGCCGGCCGTGCCCGATCCGCGACGGTCCACGGTCTGATAGACCGTGTTCCCGTACATGCAGATGTCCCACAACGGCTCTTCGCTCGGGCCGTAGTCGGGCAGGCGGTTGTAGATCATCCCCACGCCGAACGCTGCTTCCTGCTGGCGCTGCAGCAGCATGCCGCTCGGCTCGCTCGACGGATTGGCCGTGAATGCGCCGTTGCGAACGATCAGGTTGTTGTATTCGTCCAGGCTGATACGCGTCCAGCGGTAGACGGGCTCCAATTCGGCATCGTTGTCGACGTTGAACCATGCCGGCTGCAGATTGATCGTCTGCCCGCGGAAAACGGCGTTGATCTCGCCCCAGCCGGTCAAGGGCTCCAGCGTGTCCGCATCGAGCTGGCGCACCTGCACTTGGCCGACGAATGCCGCTTCGTAGATCTTCCCGGCATTGCCGCCCTCGATCGGCATTTGCCGCAGGCCTTCGGGGAAGTGCAGCGTGACCGTGATGCGGTCGCATTCGTCGCCGATCACGCGGCTGGTCCATGGGGAGCCGGCATCGGTGCCGTCGCTCTCCAGCTTGATATTGACGACCTCTTGCGAGACGTCCGTGCCGTACAGGCGGTTGAAATTCGCCACGTCTTCCGTGGTGTCGTCCCAGCCGGTCAGCGTCTCGTACTCGACTTCTTCCAGCGACTCCAGCGGCGTGGCGCCGACGCGCAAGTCGGAGATTTGCAGCGGGCCGTAGCCCCAGAGCAGGACCAGGCGCAGGTAGCTGGTAGTGGCGTTCGCCTCGGTGTAGGGAATCGCGGCCGCCGGCGGCGTGAAGCGGAAGCGCCCGAGCACGACCGGAATGGCTCCGTACGGCCGCGCCTGGTTCTGGCCGCCCTGCAGGAAGTTCATGCTTTCCGCGGTGCCCGGGTTGTTCTGCTTCGGCGGGCGCACTGGGAAGATGGCATTTGCCAGCAGGCCGCCAACCATGCTGATGCTCATCGCCGCAACGCCAATGCTGGCGCTGTATGACAGGCCTCCGACTCCGACCGCCGCGCTCGTCGCAGTCGCTGCAGCGCCACCGAGCGCTCCGACAACCATCGGCGCAGCCCACCACGCGACAGCCATCGTGACAAGGCTAAGAACCGCACGGCCATTGAGTGGGACCGCTCGGTATTCGACTCGCTGCCCCGGCAGCACCACCGTTTTGTCCAGCAACTCGGCCGGAATCACGCGGCCATCGAGCATCATCACCGGGCGGTGCGGAATGTGCTCGGGCACGTGGCCGTGCTCGCGCATCCAGTCGCGCACGCCCGCCAGCGTCAGGCCTGCCGGGATCTCGGCGTGCAGTTGCTGCGTGCGCAGCGGGTGCGGCATGGCCGATAGCGCGAAGGTCTGCCCAGATGCCGTCGGCGTGTAGCGGTAGAAGCCCTCGACACGGTGCTTCCAAACACCGGCGTCCAGGCGCTCAATCGTCGAGTCGGTGCCTTGCCTGGCGTGCAGGAAGTGGCCCGGGGCGGCGGCGATGCCGATGTGGGAAAGATGACGTTTTTTCGTCTCCGGGTCTGCGATCCAGAACAGCACCAGATCGCCCGGTTCAGGCGTGCCGTCCAGCCGCTGCCAGCCCTCGACGCGGCGGGCGATCAGCTCCGCATTGGCCTCCCGGTCGTGCTCGTCGACATACTCGCCGTCGAAGCTCGGCAGATCGCGGTCGAACTGCTCGCGATAGACCAGGCGCGCGAGGCCCCAGCAGTCGATGCCGGCGCGGTCGCGGCCGCGCGAGGCGTAGGGGATGCCGACGTAGTCGTTCCACCAGGTCATCAGAACAACCCCGGAAAGTAGGAAGGCGTCATGGTGTGACACGGGAACGGCTCAGCGGCCAGGCTCTCGACATCGAGCTGCACGGTGATGGCGTCGGCGTTGTACGGCACATGGCTCATGAAGAAGCCCGGGAAGCTGGCTTCGACCACGTCGGGCGTGGATTTCAGCACCAGTTCGATCGTGACCTCAAGTGCTTCGGTCAGCGTGCGAATAGTCGGAATCAGGATGCGTGTGACGTCGTGCAGCACGATCGATGCGCGCGGTGCGGCGGCTTCCTCGTCGGACGGCAGGACAACCTCCATCGGCAGGAACATGTACTGCTCACCGCGGCTGACAATGCCGTACAGTACGTCCTCGTCGGTCTCGGACAGGCGCTGGTCGAAGTTGTCGGCAAGGCGGATCGGCTCTGCCAACCCCGCCCCGGTCACTGTCAACAGGGTCACCAGCGTGTCGTCCGCATTCGGGGAGAACAGCGCGCGCAGAGCCGCCGGGCTCATTGTCGACAGACGGCTCATGGGAGCACCTCCACCTGGAACCGCACACGCCATAGCCTCGGACCGGCATTGTCGACCGAATACACGTCACCGTCGCCGGTCGGCAGAAATCGCACTTCCGCTATTTCCTTGGTGCGCGGGTGTGGGAAGCCGAACCGCAGCACGCCTCGCGTTGTCTCTTTGACGAACGTAATGAAGGCGTCGAGCTGTCCGCCGGTCATCAGGAACTCCAACGGAATGACATCCGGCTTTGCGCCCAGAAGGCGCGTCTTGGCCGGCCCTTTGTCCATCGGCGTGCTCAGCATCCTGACCCCGCCGCTTTCGCTATATGGCGTCACCGGCACTTGCGGCAGTGCCGGGGGCCACACGATCGAGTACGCCATTACCGCCTCACTAGTGCAGGCTGTAGGCCGAAGCTGGCCCGTGCCGATTGATTCATTGCGGACCCTGGCCGGCGCATTTCGGCTCCAGCCATTTCACCGAATACAACCTTGATGTCACGGTTGCCGCGGCTATCCGTCGTCTCCTGCACAGATGGACGACTCGGCGCGCCGATGATCTGGATCGAGACATTGCCGCCGGACCCGCCGCCGCCCGCAGCAAGCCCCCGGATTACATCCGCGTACTGCTCTGGCAACACCATCTCGCGTTGGTGGAGTTGTACGGCCGGGTTGACGCCGGAAGGAATATCGAATCCGCCGGCGGCTGAGTAGGTCGGACCGGCGAAACTGGTCGCAGCTCCGGTCACCGCAGGCGCAGCGGAAGGGAAAATCGCGCCAAGCACGCCGCCGAAAATACTGGACATCTGCGCCCGAATTTGCATGCGGACGATGTTGGCAATGATCGACGTAGCCAAATCGCTAAAGGACGTCTTGCCTGTCGTAACAAAATCGACAAGCGCGTCCTCCATTCCACGAATAGAGCTGGTGAACAGGTCCTCGGTGAGCTTGGCAACGTTTCGTGACTGATCCAGATAGTTCTGGATCGCCTCAGTGGCGCCGTTCACCCAGTTGGACTGGGCTTCCTCGATCCTCGCGTAGTAGTCCTCGTAACTCTGTGCAGCCTTGGCGTGATACTCGTCGATGATGGCAAGCTGCTGGTCGTACTGCTCCTGAGTAATTTCATTGCGCCGAAGCTCACCAGCCAAGTCTTGACGCTGGCGATCATACTTGTCATCGATCTGATTACGGCCTGCCTGGCGGTCGCGGTATCGCGTACCTCGGCCGATTCCTTCCAACTCGCGTGCATAGCGCTTTTCGATGGACTGGACATACTGCTCGGCTGCCTGACGCGCTTCATCGTATGAACGCTTGACGCGCTCGTTCGCAGCCGCTTCTTTCGCTGACAGGATCTCTATATCGGACGACGCCTTTGCCCGCAAGACGCCCATCTCGGCCATCAACTCGGCTATCTTTTCGTCGTTCTTGATCTTCTGATCGCCGGTCGCCTTTTCCGCGCTCAGCCGCTCGATCTGCTTTTGGAGAGCCTCGGCTTCGGCTTGCTCGTTCAAGCGGATGAATTCGCGCTTGGCCTCCCAGTATTCAGCCTCACTCACCAAGCCGGCAGAACGGCGGGCCTCAAGGATTTTTTCAGCGTTGTCGTAGGTGCTACTCAGTGCGCTGAACGCATTGCGGACTGACTCGATGTCGGCTGTCAGTGTCGCCTTGTCGATCTTGAGGCCAGCACTGATCGCCCCTTTGTCCTTGTACTTATCTTCGATCTGACGAATGCGCTCATCAATGATGCTTTGGTCGGTAATTCCCGCCTGTCTGGCAAGCTCTCTCGCTTGCGCAATTTCTTTCTCCTTCTTGGCCTTTTTGTCGAGAAGCTTTTCGCCCTCCTGATCCCACTGAATTTGAGCCTGCTGCAGTTTGACTTGAGCAGACTGCGCTTCCGCGACTTTCCGTCTCTGATCCTCCTCGTCCTTCAGCTTCGCGATTCGCTTCTCGAAGTCCGCAATCTCTGCTTCAGAAGCTCCGCTCGCGATGGCGAAGTTCAGTTGGTCGTAAAGATCAGAAAGCGTCTCCTTGCGACCAAGTCCAAGCATGGCATCCCATGCGCGCTTCGCCTCGTTGGTAATCACCGCCCAGCCACGTTCGATGTAGCCCAAGTCCTCTTGAATCTTCTGCGACCGCTCATCAAATGCGTCTGCGTACGCTTTCTGTGCAACCGCCGCAGCCTCTTCTACTCGCCCTTGGTCTTCAAGCGCCTTGATCTGGTCGTAGACTGACTTCGTGAGATAACGATACTGTTCGTTGAGCTTGATCGACGCTTCCAGTGGAGCCTTTGCAAGTTCTGACAGGTCTTTTGCCGTTGCCTGAATACTTTGCCCGACCGTCTTTTCCATCTGGGCGGCTACTCTGGCAAACTCTTCCAGGTTCTCAGCCGCAATTCGTCCAGTGCCGGCGAGTTCCGTTAATGCGGCAGCCGCGGCCCCCTGGGTACCGACAGATTCGCTCAGATTTTCCGCCATCTGCGCCAGTTGACCAGCGGTCGTGCCGGCGGCGTTGCCGGTTATGATCAGAGCGCGGTTGTAGGCATCCGCCTCTTTGCTGCCTTGGTAGTAGGCAGCAGCGAGCGCCGCCGCGCCACCAGCTGCTAGCGTGAACGGGCCGATCAATCCGATGACGTAGCTGCTCAGCGCCCGGGCAGCCGGACCGATACCGCCGAACACGTCCTTCAACTGACCGCCCTGTTGGAGCAGTACAGTCATTGGCGCCTGCCCACCCTGCAAACTAACCACGATGTCAGTCAGCTGCGCTGGAACTTGACGCAGAGCAGCGGTTGTTTGTTTGGCGGAGAGCCCTAGATCTACATTTTTTTTGGTTGCGGCATCCAGCTGATCCAGGTATGGCTTCAGAGCATTGACATCAATTCCACGTTGCGCGGCAAGCGCCTCGTAATACTTTGAGCTGGTTCGCCCGCCGGCTTCCATTGCCGCAGTAGTGCGCTGAATACTGCCGATCATGTTGCGGGTGGCAGCGTCCAATTTCACTGCCGACTGGTCACCGCCCTTCCCGATACTGTCTAAGCCGTCAGCAGCCTTCTTGCCAGCAGACGCAGCGGTAACTCCGAGATCGGCCAGCGAGCGCTTGGCCTTCGAAACCCCGGCCTCAACGCCAGTGGCGTCGGCAGAGATTTCGAGTTGAGCTTTCAAATCGGCCATTCGCTTTCCTCAGTCCTTCTTCTCACGCATCACGCGCAACGCCTCGTCTTCCATCGCCATCAGATCCTGGAACACCTGGTCTCGGTCTACTGGCGCCACCTTTAGGCGGCGCCAGACTTCCGGCAGCACGTTGTAGTCCAATCCGCTCGGCCCGATCGGGCCCATGCGCCATTGGGTCGACATAGCCATGAACACGTTCACTGATTGCGCGTTGTCCGGCCACAGTTCTACTGGCGGTCCGCTGGCTTCTTCCACGGTAAAGCCAAAGGCTCTCGCCTCCTCTTCAGTCGGAGGCTTGGTATAGAGCCGGCGGGCCGCCTCTCTCAGTTTCCCAAGCGGGCCTGAGTCAACTCCTTCATGTACGTGTCCAGAATTGCCTGGAAGGCGCCCATGTAGTTCGACAAGAGCACGCGGATGTTGTCGGTGCTGAACTCATCTTCGAGTTCCCATCCTTCGGCCATTTCAAGCACCGCCTCGGCTTTGTCCTTGCCGTCGAGTGACTTCAGCCAGTCACTGAAGTCTTTGCTGGTCCTGTGCTTGAAGGTGAACTGAATCTCGACAGGCGTGGAACCGTGTTTCGGAATGCCCACCTTCGCCGAAAAGGTGGGATTTGCCTTAAGTGAAAGCTTTGCCATGATTACGCTGCGTATCGAACGGGTTCGTTGAGCAGGGACAGCGTGACCTGCACGGCCATCAGCTCGTTCACCGTGAGCGACGGGGTCTTGTTGAGCGAGATGTACGCGTTGTAGAGGATGATTGCGCCGCTCGGCAGGGTGATGCGCACAGCGCGCGGCAGGCGGTCGTCATTTGCCTGGGAAGCCAGAATGAAACCTGCTTGTGCTGGGTCATCGGCGACGGAGAAGGACAGTCCGGAAGCACTCTTGAACGTGGGGATGCGCTTCTGGGCGTCCGCTTCCAGGAACTGATATTCAAGGAATTGCTGTTCGCCACCGTTCGAGCTGGAGCTCAGAATCTGAGACAACTGAGTCCAGCCAGTGATCTTGCGCACGGAGCCCGCGCCGGTGCCGGCCGGGTAGATGCTCTCGGACGATGTGTCGTAATTTTCAAGCTCGACGTCATTGGTAGAAACAGTACCGGCGCGGACGATCTTTTCGGTCAGGCGCGACCAGCCGGAAGTGACTTCTAGGAAGTCGCCTTCTGCCACCCCATGAGACGCTTCGAGGGTCGCGACGGCCGGATTTGCGTTGGTGAGTGCGGACATCGTCTTCGAATCGCCGTATCCGCTTGCAATGGCGACAATTGCGCCGTTCGGGAGAGAGACAGACATTTGATTTCCTCACAAAAAAAATGGCCGCTGATGGGCCGGTTGATTTCTGCGAGGCATTTGGTGCGCGCTTCTCATTGCGCACCGCGAGGCAGCTTTATTGACTACTGTTTAGCGAGCCACTTTTCCCATGCGCTCAAGCACCCCTTGAGCAAGCGGATCAGTGTTTCGTGCAGTTCTTTAGTTGCATGGCTCATGGATAAAGCCTTTCGTTAGAACGGATTTCGATTTGATAAACAACCTGCTCGCGAGCGTCTCCGATTCTCATTCCGCTAATTTGATTAACGTGAACATCGACTGGGATGGCCGCAGCATTCAGCGCATCCTCGAACTCTTTTGCCGCCCGCAAAAGGCGAGTCTTCTCTGTACTCATTTCAACGAGACTCCATGGAGTGAGGTTGGAAAAAAGCCGGCCAGTTGGGCCGGTTGAAAATTGCCCGAACGGGCAGGATGAAACTAGAACCAGATGCTGAAATCCTGGCGTGTGCCATAGAGCTTGGTATCCGGCTCATAAGCCGCTACCGCAGCGCCGAGGACGTACGCCCCGAGGGCAGTTACAAGCGCATCCTCGACTTGCCGCCCCAACTCTGATGCATCTATCCGCGAGCCGGCCCAGCAGTTCAGCTGGAATCGCCCGTTGCGCTTGCCGGGCGGTGCAGCCTCTAGGAAGTTCAGCGCCGCGCCGCCTACCTGCTGGTAGGTGATATATGGGGGTGGCGTTCCGAATTCGGCAACATCGGGGAAGATGCGGACAGTGCCGTCTGCGTCTTGCACCAGCCCTTTCAGCACGTCGACGATGGTCGTTTCGATCGTCATCTCGTCAGCTCCGGGATCGCTTCTTCCATCAAGGACAGGTACTTGTCACGCGCCACGGTAAGCGCGAGATCACGCGTAGCATCGTATGCAGGTCGCAGGAACGGGTGGGCCGGCGCACGACTTGTGCCAAATTCGACCATGAAGCCGTACGGGGCCTTGCTGTGGTTCCAGGCGATGTGATACGTGGCCGAGCGCCCAGCCTTTGAATTGTCTTCAGAGTAGGCGTGGTAGATGCTGTCGCGTAGCGTCCCGGCCGGAAACAGGTACTTCTGATGCGTACCGTAGAAATAATGCGCCCCCTCGCTGACCGGCGCGCGGAACTTCGCTTCGCTGTAAAGGACAGATGCCCCCGCCTGCGCTGCCGGCCGCACACACTCCCCGGACCTCTGCTCGATCTCATCAAGCGCCACGCTCAAGCTTGAATCATCGAACTTGATGCTGAATGCGTCAGCCATTGACCACCTCGCAAATCAGGTCCAGATGCTCTTTTTTTGCTACGTCCGGCAGCACGGCCTTGATGTCGTAGATCGTTGCGCCATGCAGTACGCGCATGCCGGCGTTGATACCGTCTCGGTACCGGATGCGGATGCTGGCTTTCACGATCGAGGTATCTGCGTCGGCCTTGATCGCTTCCAACCCGCTACGATGCCGGATGTTGGCCCATACTGACGCGACCTTTTCCCAGGTTATCAACGGCTGACCGGCCGGGTCCTGGCCACTCGCACGCTGCTGGACCGTGACCAGGCTACTGAACTGCCCTGCTTTCATGGATTTCATGCACGCAGAATGCTGTAGGGATCAAGGAGCCCGTCGAGATAGCTCGACGGCGCCTGTCCGTCGACAATCTCCTCGCGATCGGCATGCAGCCGGGCTACTCGCAGCAAAATCCAGCTTTTGATGCCTTCGGGCACATCTTCCTCACCGCCATATCCGGCGGTGTACGCGACCGCTACGGCTCCGATTTCCGGGACAGCGACCGGCCACACACAGCCGAACGCAGGGGTGATTCGAGCCACCCCGCCAGAAATGTCGGCGACCATCGTGCCGTCGCTTGAGCGCTGCACAGAACTGGTGGGCTCATCCCACGCCACGACTTGCGTGGCGCCGGTCATGTCACGGTAGGTGATCGAGTCGATACGCTGCACATCTCCGCGCTCAAGCTCGATACAGCGCGGGAAGCCGTCAAGCACCAGGCGCCAACGCTGTGTGATAAAGCTTCGGCCGGTGTAGGCCTCGGCGTGCCGACGCGCCGCGCTGATGTACAGCTTGATCAGCGCATCCTCCGTTACCGGATCGTCGGTAGTCAATCTCACCTGCAGGCGGGCGTCCTGCAGCCTCACCGGTTCGATGGCGGGCGGAGTAATCTGGACCAACACGCGGGCGCTCCGATTGCGTTACTTTTTCGACTTCGTGGCGGGCTGCGCGGTGGCGACCGGCTGATTGTCCTGCGTGCTTTCGCCATTGCCGGCTTTCTGCTCAGTCGGCGTCTCGTCAGGCACGTCCACTTCCACGGCTGCACCACGCTTGATGCACAAGCGCGTTTCATCAGTCAGGTCATACGCATGGCCTGCTTTGAATTTCTCGGTGCCGGCGTCAAAGTGCGAGACCAGGAATTTGGCTTTCTTCATGTCGGTTCTCCGTGTGATTGGAAGTGAAGGCGGGCCATTGCGGCGCCGCCTTCATTTGTTGCGCACCAGATCAGGTCTTGATCTGCACCACGCTGGACAGGTCGTTGTCAGCTTCCGGCTGGTAGCGGCCATCCACACCGATCACGGCCACGGAAGCAGCGCCACCGGTGGTGTTGCCGGTGACGAGGCCGAACTTGACATAGCGCTTGCCGAGCGGGCCGAGTTCATCGGCTCGAACCTGAATGGCGATCTGCTTGTTGTCGTTGTCCGACGCGTGGGCGGAAAGTTGGGCTGCCGCCTTCAGTTCGGTCGCATTGCTGCCGTCGGAATCACAGATGTAGGCCGTGAAATCGATGGTTTCGGCGGCCATATCACCCAGCATGGCAATGGCAAGAACCTGATGGAACTCGGACATGTCGACCACGTCCGTGAATTTTTCGGTATTGGCCACGGTCTGCGGATCGATTGTGCCCACGAGTGCCAGCTTTTCGCCGGCGCCAGCGTTGACGTTCATGATGTTCTCCTTGAAGTAAGCGGGAATGCGGTGGATGTGCCGCGAGCATGAGGCCCGCGGCTACATCAGGGCTGCTCTGGTTACGAGCGGGTCTGGAGTTGGACGAACGGCGACAGGGTGTTGCTGCCGTTGGCCGGCGACACCGGTGCAGCCAGCTTCGGCTGACCATCCACGCGGAAGGTTGCGCGGAACGCCACGGCATCTGCATCGAAGTACAGGTGCATGGAGGTCGCCGTCTGTATGCCGCCCTTGCTCTCGATCGACTGGTACTGGCTCAAATCGACCAGCGACACATCGCCCTGCGTGCCTATTGACTTCGCGTGCTGGGTGACGATGACCGGCCGGCCCATAAGCGTGCCGTAGGGGTTGGACTTGGCGCCCTCGCTCGCTGGCAGGTAGACCGGCACGTTCCCCAGCACCATGGTGAACAACTGCGGCAGCACGTCGTTGTTGATCAGCCAGACCGCGCGGCCGTAGGAGCCGGGCAGCAAGCGAGCGATCATCTTCGACGCATTGGTGACGTTGAAGGTGGCAGCCGCCTGATCGGTTTCCTTGTCCACGGTGACGACGGCGCCGCCCGACAGCGCGCCGAACGGCACGCCAGCACCGCTACCGAACAGAACAGCCTCGTCGGTCTTCCAGCGGATCGAGCGGGCCATGTTCGGCGTCAGGTAAGCACCGAGTGCGACCGCGTCGTTCATCAGCTCGTCCGACATCGGCACCAGTGCCATCAGCTTTTTCAGCTTCAGCTCCGTGCGGCCGAGCACCGGCTTGGTCGGCGTGCCGGCCGTCGCCTCACCTTGCCAGTAGGCGCGGATGCCGTTGGAGCCCCAAGGCGTGGTTTCATCCTTCGGGATGGACATGCTGTTGCCAGAGACCGGCAGGCGGTCGGTCAGCGGCAACAGGGCCTGCTCTTCGAGCGACAGGGTCCACAGGTTCGTGGAAAAGCCGGGTGGGATCAGGAAACCGCCGTCCGCACCGTTGCTCTCGCCACCGAATGTGCTCGGGGCCGCAGCTTGCATGCCTCCGAGTGCGGCAAGGCGTTGGTCCATCGGCTGGCCAGTGCGCTGGGAGAACGCTGCGCCGCGTACAGCCATCGCGTACTCGCCAAGGCTGCGGAATCCGCGGTTCGGGTCGCGATCCGAGTTTTCTTCGACGCTGATGCGCGCGCCGGTCGGAATCGGAACGCCGCCAGCCGAAGGCGGGGCGTTCTGCCCAACTGCACCCCCGGCCATCTGGGCAACGGCGTTCAGGCCGGCTTCTTCCGCGATCAGGGCCTGTTCTCGGTCGATCGCTGCGCTGGTTGCGGCGATACTGTCACGCATGGCGGCGTACTGCTGCTGCTCTTCGTCGGTCCAGGCGCGATTCTCGGCTTGAGCCTTGGCATCGGTTTCATCGTTGAACTTGCGGGCGGCTGCGACCAGTTCGGCCTTCTTCGCCTGCAGAGCACGGAGCTTGGTAGACATTTTTGGTTCTCCAAATACAAAAGCCGCCCGAAGGCGGCCAGAAATGAAAAAACCCGCCGAAGCGGGTTGCTGGGGTTGCACAACGGCCCAATGGGGCCACGCGGTCAGATCAACGGATCCTCCTGCGGGTGGGCCGTGCCAGCCCTGAATTCATTACAGAGAGAGAAGTTCGATTTCGTTGGCATTGGCGCGCGCCGAGCGACCGGGGCGCGCGGACCTTGCGTCGCGCTGCATCTTTCGGATCACTTCCTGGAAGGTCATGACGCCGTCCACCATCTTCTCCGCCAGCGCCGCCTGCGCGCCCAGAACCCGGCCCTGCCCCATGCCCTCGCGGACCTGACTCACCGGCACTCCGCGGCCCTTGGCCACTGCCTCGGTGAATGCAGCGTAGTAGTCATTGACGCGGGACTGCATGAACGCCTCGGCCTCTTCCGACAGGGCGTCGTAAGGATGCCCTTCGGTTTTGAATTTGCCAGCGGAAATCAGTTTGATATCCACGCCCTCCTTCTCGAGATAGGCCTTGATGTTCTGATGGGCGCTCCACACACCAATCGAACCCACCTCCCCGCCGGGCGTGACGTAAAGCTCGCTGCACTGCGCGCCGATCCAGTAACAGGCACTGGCCGACAGGCTGGAGACGAAACCGACGATCGGCTTTTCCTTGCGTGCCTCGCGAATTTCCTCGCCCAGCTCCTGCACCCCGTAGACACTCCCGCCAGGGCTGTGCTGATGCAGAATCACCTGGCTGACGGCAGGATCGGACATCGCCATGCGCAGCGCCTGGCTGATGTCCTCGGTGCTGGTGCCACCTTCGCAGAGGCCGAGCTGGTCGGCCCGCTGAACAATCGTGCCCCTGATCGGGATGACTGCGATAGAACCGCCGCGCGTTTCGCCGCCGCCGACCTTTGACATGACCGTGGTAGGACCGGGCGGCTCGATACCCTCATCCTCCATCGCCCGCGGCACCCGCGGAACGATGCCCTCCTTGGTTGCCACCCGGCGGGCCAGCACGGCAGCGTAGGCGGCCATGACTTCCGGCCGCAAGGCCCAGGGCTGCGAAAGTGCAAAGGCGATCAGGTGATGGTTCATGCGGTTTCTCCAAGCTCCAATAGGGAGGCGGTCAGTTCATCTTCAGTGAGGCCGGTTCGGTCGAGCGAAAGCCAGGAATCTGCGCACGGGGTGCTGATGGCCAAGGCGTCGGCCAGCGTCTCGGCAGATACCGGCTTGCCGGCAGCGAGGCGCCGAGCCATGCGAGACGCATTGCTGTGCAGCAGCGCGCGCATCCGTGCAGAGCTCGATTGATCCTCAGTATCGTCGGCAACGTCTTCGCTCACCATGTTCAACGGGCGCAGCGGTTCATCCAGTCCATCGATCGGGTCGTACCCCTCTTCCTCCCGGCCTTCGTTCCGCGTCATCACGCCCGCAGTAACAAGTTTGCTGATTCGTTCGGCTCTGGCCTGGCCATCGCCGCGCATCATCGGCTTGTGATCAAAATCCGGCTCCAGGTCCTCGTCCGGACCGAGCAGGAAGAATCCGATCGAGGATTCCCACAGCGTCGCCCACGGCAACATCGTGTCAGTCCAGAACTCGATACCCTGATGCTCGATGTTGTTGTTGGTGCTGTTGTGCGATGCAACACCGTCGGCAAAGAAGCAGTGCTCACCCTCTACCTCGATGTCATATACGGCTTCTGCGGGGCACTTCTCAATGCTAATGATTCGCGAAAGTGCGAGACCTGGTGCGGCGAAGTTCTTTCCGCCGAATCGCGGATAAGCCCGGTCCTTGCGCCCGAACGGTTTGCCAGACTGTAGGCGCTCGATGTACCGAGCGTCGTGGGATCCGATGCGCGCATTCGCGCCAGGATCTGAACATGTGAAGCGCCACATCCGCGTTGGCACCAAATGCTTCGATCCTGGCGCCGGTTTGCGATTCACGTCAGACCGCACGTTCGTCACAGGAACGCCAGCACTCATGCACAGATGACGCACGTCATCCAGTAGCGCCTTGTTCGCGGAGTAGTACGTGATCCGACCCTTCGCATCGACGGTTCCGTCGCCATCAAGGAATCCGCGCAAGAAGGCGAGGCGGTGATCCTCGCTCGTCTCGAACACCCAGCCGGGTATGCGTTTCGTGAAAGCGGTCCCGGCAAATCCCATTTTGAACAACGCGCCCGCCTCTTCAACCGACGCGAAGATCGTGCACCTCGCACCCTCCGTCAAATGAACAGGTGCTCGCAGCGGAGACGCCGATGCGTAAATTCCACCGGTGGCACAGCGCGTGAATTCCGAGCGCATAACATGGCGATAATGCGGCATGTAACTGGCAGTGTCTGCGCGCGCAATGGACACGTGCGATGGCTTTCCATTCTGGTACTTCACATTGCCGTCCGCCATCAGCAGACCGGCGAACTCCATGAACCCCTCGGTCAGAACGCGACCGGTGGGCGAGATGGTGCGGCCTTGGCTAGGCAGTCGATCGAGCGTCACGAGAGTATCGCCCTCGCGCAGCTCTCCCGCCATCACATATTCATTACGCCAAACCACGCGCTTCTTCTTTCCGCCGACGTTCTTCCCACCGGTTTCGCCAGGATTTAGGTCGCGTTCGTGGGCGCGGCGCACCAGCAGTCGGTGATTTGCTGTGCATCGGACTGTCCGGTTCGTGGTGCGAATCTCCAGCGTCTCGCGCACGCCGTTATACCAGTTGTTCAGCACTGTGCAGAGCTTCGGCCCGGTCGGAGTCGGACTCCATACCTTCTCGCCTGGGAGCACGCTGGCGATCGGCTTTGGCCCGGTGCTGGTAAAGACGAGTGTGTCGCCCGGCATGCACCGTGCCAGATCCATGATCTTGTGCGGCGGCACGCGGAAAATCCGGGCAATCTCGGTGACCTTTGCGCCCCGAGCCTCAATGAACTGACTGTCTTTGTTCGACAAGCCGAGCTCATGGAACTTCATGCCCTTCTCGAGCACCGCGACCTTCCCGCGGTTCGATCCGCCCTGCAGCTCCTGCCAGGACTCGCGGAACTTTTTCTTTGCCTCGTTCGTCGCAAAAGACCCGGGATACTCGATCCATCCGCCACCCGGCTTTGCGTCATTCGTGAAGAATCGGCTGGAATAGGACTGGATCGCCAGACCCTCGCCTATTGCTTCGCGCGCCAAGCCGATCGGGCTCATGCCCATCAGGCCGTCATCACTCATGCCCCGTAGGTGCCAGATTTCGTGCCTGCTGTACGTGATGGAACGTCCGTCCTGGTCGAGATAGACGTACCGATAGCTACCGTTCGACAGCATTTCGACGGACATTCTGTCCGGGTGCAGCGGTAGTAGCTCTGTAATCTCTCCTCGACTATTCGCCGTGATTTGGTTGAACGCGTTGCCGCGCAGCGCGAGATGCCCCTGCATCATCAGTCGCCACTCGTAGGGCGACTGAAACCGGTTTGGTGCCTTGGCAATCAGACGATACAACCAGTGATTTCGCACCTTCGCACGGCCGCCGTTTTCGTTCGGGCGGTACAACATGAACGGCATGATCGCGAACGATTCCGCGAGTACGCGAACGCACGCGAACACAGCCGGGAGCGCCATGGCAGACGCCGGGGTTACTCGCACACCGGCAGCCGTGCGCATGCCGATCGGCTCGAACCAAAAGCGACCAGCCGGCGAACGGTCGTCCGCCTCCGATCGAATGCTGCTGATGAACATCAGTCAGTCTCTTCCTTGTTGCGCTTCGGCTGCTCCCAGCCTGCGATGTACGCAGCAGAGAGGGTCAGGACGATTAACAAACCGCCTGCAAAGGCGACTCCCCAACCAGGGTTGAGCATCACCCCACCGGCCAGCACCATGATCCAGCCGAGCAGCAGGCATACATTGAAAACTCTGATATTCATGCAGTCACCAATTCGTAGTCGTCACCGATCATCATTGCGGCTGGGTTCAGAGCCATCAGAAACACGGCGTCAAACATCGCCATCAGCGGGTCAATTTTTGCCTTGCCGGATGCCTGCTTCGTAATGGCTACGGCATTGCCCTTGTCTTCGACCTTTGCATTGCCGACACACCACGCCATCAATGGCTGGCCGCCGTGCACAAGTTCTCGGCCGGCCACCTTTCGCTCCGCGGTCTTCACGGCGCCATTTAGCCGCCAGCCCTGGGATACCGCCACGATCTGATCCATGGTGATCCCGCGCTCTTCGGTAGTAAGCTCGTCAACTATGTCACCGATGCCGGCTGCGTCGACTCCGATCGACTGCTTTTCCGGAAGCAGTCCGCTGTCTCGGATGCGGCAGATGATGTCGGCAACCGCACGCACGTCATCGCCAGGCTGCTCAACGATCGTCAAGTCGCCGTCCTTCTGAAAATCCAGCAGTTGAGCCGCAATCTCCTTGCGCCGCTCAAGGACGATCTTGTGGGCCCATGCGTGGCTCCATGTCAGCCAGCGGCGCGTCAGGCGCTCGCGGCCAATCACGTTCAGACCGAGCAGGTCATCCAGGCCTCCGCCGTCGACACCAACAACCACTACTTCGCAGTGCTCCAGGATGTAGTCCAGCGTGATCTCCGGATCGGCTGCAGCCTCCCAGAATTCGGCACCCGCCCAGCGATCGGAGCGGAGGTTCAGCCCGATCTCGACGTTCAGGTGCTTCGCCAGGAATTGCTGGAGCGTGCCGTCCGTCTTGGATTGCACCTTGCGGAGCTGGTCTTCCAGCCACTCGGCGCTCACCGAGCGGCCGATGTTCGGGTTCGTGATGTAGAAGTTCCGGGCGTCCAGGTAACCCTTCGACTGGATCAGCTTCCGGGGAAACTCGTACAGCACGCCAAGCGAGCGGGGGTCGTGGATCTTCCCGTCTCGCACATCTCGGTAGTACTGGAGCTTGTCCTTGAATACCCCCGCCGGCGGCTCGTCGCTCTGTGTGGTCAGGTAGATCACCCACCCTTCCTCGCGCGACACCTGCCCGCCGGCGGCCTCCATAAACATGGCCTCGGCGTTCGCCTTCTTGCCGAACAGCCAGTGCTCGTCCACCAGGATCCGGCCCGATTTCTTACCGGAGACCGTGTCAGTGTCCGCCGCCACTACCTTGAGCGACGCGCGCGAGACGCGGTGCGTGATCGTCCGGACGTGGTCCTGCACGTGGAACAATGCGGACAACTCCTCGTCCGCCCGGACCATACCTGCCGCAGGCTTGAACGAGTTGTCCGCCACCTCCTTCGTCGGCGCCAGGATCAGGTGCTCCTCTTCCTCGCGCCAACACAGGATGACAGCCGTCAGCATGATCCCAGCGGCGATGGTCGATTTTGTGTTTTTCTTGCTAATCAGGAGGAAAAATTCCCGGATCAACTGCTTGCCGGTGTCGGCATCGTAGGCGCCGAAGATCGCAGCCACGAAGTCAAAGACCCACTGCTCGCTACACTCGCCGAACGTCGGCTTGCCTGGTAGATCAACCACCCGCAACTGCTTAAAGATGGCCAGCGCCTGCTCGGCCTGATCGGGGAAGATCGGCGCCGGGATGATCGACCGACCCGCAATCAGCCTGCTTTCCCAATCAGGGCAGGCTGTCGTCCATTCCATGCTCAGACCTTCTTACCGCCGGCAGCAACCAGTTTGGGAGGCGCGGCAGGAGTGAACCGTCCCGCAACCTTCTTGGCCTCCGCGTCCTTCTGTTCCTTCTTGCCGCCCTCGCCCAGCCTTTTGTGCATGAACGGCATCAGGGCCTTTGCGGCCTCAATTCGCTGCTTGGTGTCGAGCGCGTCGTCATTCATCGCCGCCAGAAGGAAGTTCTTCGGGTCGGCGTGCATCAGAGCCTTGCTCAGGTCGAACGTTGGGCGTTTTTCCTCAGTCGCCTGATCCGGCTTTTCAGGTTCGGCTGTCTTGGCCGGCACTTGGCGATTCTTTGCGACGTAAGCGACGACATCCTTATCCTTCGCCAGCCGGGAGCCCGCCTGCGCAGCCGTTGCCGCGCTGTATCCGGCTTCGATGGCCGCCTGCTTGTTCGACTTCCCCGCGCAAACGGCCTTGGCGAACTTCAACTTCTTGCCTGTTAAAGCCATTTAACAAATCCTCCAAGGGGGAAATTTTCTGCGCGTGAGGTACCGGGCGGTTTCCGTCGCTCGGATCGATAGGGATCTCACCCCCATACCCCCTCACGCTCGCACTAAGAGCCCACATGAGCGCCGATCTGTGCTGTGCCAGCGTCTTCCGACCCCCGCGACAACTCGATTGCCATGGAGCCGCTATTCAATCCGATGCCGGCCACAAGTGCAGGCCGCTGGGTTGTACCCGCCGGCCGCCCGCATCCTCGCCTCGCACTTAGTCTTTGCCTCGTGGCACTCCCGGTTGATTGCGTACCGGTTGTCGTCATCCTCGGCACCGCCGGCCCACAGCGGGACTCGGTGCTCGATCTCATGCGCAAACCGTGCACTGCCCTCGCGCAGGCACTGCTCGCACCGGCACACGCCGCAGTCACGCCGCAATATCCGGTCCCTGATCTTCTGCAATGCGCTGCCGCGGATACGCTCGGTACCAGCCGGCCGGGCGACCTGCGCCAGACGGATGGGCGCGGATTGCAATCGGGGCTTGATAGTCTTGAGCTTTGGCATCAGTGAACCGTAGACCGATACGAGTGCCGCACATCCTCCGGCACCTCAACCAGCGCCTGGTGCCGGCCTTCCGCTCGGGCTATCTCGACCAGCACCTGCAAGTTCTGTCGGTAGAGCTGCTGCTCTCGTGCGCTGGCGCCTTCACGCTCCATCCGAACTAGAGCGTCGATAATCTCGCCGGTCGTGGTCATAGCGGGCCAACTGCCGCTCTGTGATCACGCACGGCTATCGCATAGTCGGCATCCCGCAGCTTGGCGTCACGCGCCATGAACTCCCGGTGTGCGCGATCTTGGCGCTCCCGGTACCAGCTGTCGAAGTCCACCTTGGGCGGATCGGCACGCGCTTCCTTGCGTACCAGCTCAAACTCGGCCAGTGCGGTCTCGAGCGAGCCTTCCGGGTAGTACTCGCACTCGACAGTGACAGGCTCATTCACATCGCACCGAAGCGTGAAGCTCCGGGTGTACTTCGGCAGGCCGAGCGCCTTGCACAACTCTTCGCCGATCTCGTGCCCGAGAAGTGCCATGCGCGACCTCAAATAAAAAACCCCGCCGAAGCGGGGCAACTCCCGAGGGAGACGGGAGGAAGGAGATTACGAGAGATCCCCCACTTGAGACACCGACACATGATCGGGCACAGAGGAGGGGGACATATTCATTTGGTTGATAGCGGGCTTGCGTCGTCGGAGTCGAACCGATAAAGGCACCATCGCCCAGCCTGGCTAGAGCCCACGCTACGCTATCAAGGCAGGAGGCTACCCCGCAGCAGTCACGCCAGTTACGTCTGGCGGCTTGCTTGTCGCGGCGCTCTAACCACCTGCCTTCATACCGCGTTGGTTGACAAAATCCGCGATCCGCACAAAAAGAAGGTTGACGGATCTAGAAATTTGCACAAATCGCTACGCTGTCGGTCGCTTATCCACCTGATCCGGCTCCTATCATCGTTCCTTCCTTCGCGTCCGGCCACCGCTCCAGATCGAGCAACACGGCGTTCCAGACGCCCGGCTCGTGGTCTTCCGGCTTTAGCTCGGTCTCGTACACGGGCGGGCCGCGATGGATGATCGCCCACTGCTTGTCGTTTAGGCGGTAGCCGTCTACCGGGAAGCTGCGCAACTGGCGGCGGATGCTGTCTTTGTCCATGCGGCCTCCCGAGAATTGGTGCGGGTTACAGCGTCCCGCTGCCGTTGTGCTTTACGGCTGGTTTCCGAATTTTCCTCGTTGTCGTAGGCTCACTGACCCGATTAAGGGGGCGCCAACCCCAAGCTACGCGCTGCCCGATGGCCCCATCCGCGCTAAGCCCGGCCTTCAGATGCACTGCAAAAGCAAAAAGCCCCGGCTCTTTCGAGTTCGGGGCTTTTTGGACGCAATTTTGACGTGTATCTAAATCATGATTATAGCGGAATGAATATTCCGGGCAAGAAAAAATTCCAAGCGCCACATCAAATAGTTCTTGCAATCTAAAATTATGCGCATATAATTACCACATCAACAGACCACAACGGTCAACCGGCACCTCGCGGTAATCAGGGGTGGAGAAAACCATGAACGTCATCGCATCCGACCTCGTCACCCTGAACAAGTCCACCGCTGCGGCAGCGGAGCAAGCGGTCGCAGAAATCGTGTTCGGCCTGCTGCCGGAGTCTCAACGCTCACAGCTCGGCAAACAAGATCTGTTCGGCGAGGCGGTGACCAAAGTTGACTTGGTGCGCAGCGCAGTGCGCGCCGCACAACGCGATGGCGAGGCGTTCCGCTTCGGCTCGACCGCTAAAGTGTTGTTCGCACTGCCCGACTAAAACAAAAAGGGCGCCGAAGCGCCCTTTTTTGACCGGGTGCGCGACAAGCCCCGCCGTTCAGGGCGGGGAAGGATAGCGCGGACGGCGTAGCCGTCCTTGGGCTTCAGTGTGGAGTCTGCTGCTGTTCGATGTACTGGCGCACGATGGAAATCGGCGCTCCACCACAGCTTGAGGCGAAGTAGGACGGCGACCACAGTACCCCGTTCCAGTAGCGTTTCTGGATGTCGGGCCGTTCCTTGCGCAGCAGGCGGCTGGATACGCCCTTGAGGCTGTTTACCAGATTCGACACCGCCACCTTCGGCGGATACTCAACCAGAAGATGAACATGATCGTCCTCGCCGTCCATCTCGATCAGGCTAGCCTCGAAGTCGGCGCAGACCTTGGCGAAGATGCCGCGCAGGGTATCAATGGCCGGGCCATCGAACACTCTGCGGCGATATTTCGCCACAAAGACCAAATGGACATGCATCTTAAAAACGCAGTGCCGTCCATGCCTAATATCGTTGTCGTCGCTCATAGGCCAAATTATAATATCCGCATGCGACGCCTCCAAGCCTTCAAATACGAACTGCGACCAGACGGCCAGCAAGAGCGGCAAATACGCCGTTTCGCTGGCTCCTGCCGGTTCGTGTTCAACAAGGCGTTGGCGTTGCAGAAAGAGCGCTACGAGCAGGGCGAGAAAAAGCTCGGCTACGCCGGGCTGTGCAAGATACTCACCGAGTGGCGCAACAGCGCGGAAATGGCTTGGCTGGCCGATGCGCCGGTCCATCCCTTGCAACAGGCGCTCAAGGATCTGGAGCGGGCCTACAGCAACTTCTTCGCCAAGCGGGCGGACTTCCCGCGCTTCAAGAAGAAGGGCCAAGGCGACAGCTTCCGCTACCCCGATCCGAAGCAGATCAAGCTCGATCAGGGCAACAGTCGTATCTTCCTGCCAAAGCTGGGATGGCTGCGCTACCGCAATAGTCGGAAGGTGCTGGGTACGGTCAAGAACGTTACCGTGAGCCTGTCGGGCGGCAAGTGGTTCGTAAGCATCCAGACCGAGCGCGAAGTTGAGCAGGCCGTGCCGCAGGCCACCACAGCAGTGGGTATCGACATGGGCGTGATCCGCTTCGCCACACTCTCGGACGGCACGTTCTACGCGCCGCTCAACAGCTTCAAGCAGCATGAAACGGCCCTGCGCAAAGCGCAGCAGGCCATGAGCCGCAAAACCAAATTCAGCAACAACTGGAAGAAGGCTAAAGCCCGAGTCCAGCGCATTCACTCCCGTATCGGCAACGCCCGCCGCGACTTCCTACACAAGACCTCGACCGCGATCAGCCAAAACCACGCGATGGTGTGTATCGAGGACTTGCAGGTTCGGAACATGTCCAGGTCGGCGGCAGGCAGCACCGAAACGCCGGGGAAAAACGTTCGGGCTAAGTCCGGCCTGAACAAGTCCATCCTCGATCAAGGCTGGTTTGAGTTCCGCCGCCAATTGGACTACAAGCTGGCATGGACGGGCGGCCGGCTCATTGCCGTGCCGCCGCAGAACACCAGCCGCACCTGCCCGTGCTGCGGCCATGTGTCAGCGGACAACCGCCAGACACAAGCCCAGTTCGAGTGCGTGGAATGCGGCTTCGAGGAAAACGCCGACGTGGTTGGCGCGATCAATGTTTTAAGGGCGGGGCACGCCCGGTTCGCCTGTGAAGTGAGCGGTGCAGTAATGCCGCCAGCAGCAGGAACCCACCGAAGCGACTCAGGGGCGGCTCAATGCCTCCACTGAGCGCCGTAGGAATCTCCGGCCTTTAGGCCGGGGAGGATGTCAACGGGTTTCCCACCCAATCTTGGTTTCAATCCGCGCCCCGAAGGGCGAACAGCACGGGAATATTATCATGGGTCACGACAACCGGCACCGCCTCGCTGTCGATTTGTCCGGCAACTGGCGGCTCTACACGCAGCACACGACTCCCGGCACTGAAATGCTCGGGACCGTCTCGCAGGGCGATCGCACAGGCGCGTTGGCCCGCACCGAGGCCGGCGTCTACGTGATGGTCAATGCAGGCGCGGTGACATCGCTCGACCAGCGGCGCGTCAAAGCGGCGCTTGGCATCAGCAACAACGCCGGCCGGCCAAAGACCGTCGGCGGGCGGCGCGTAAGCTTGTATCTCGATGACGAGAGCCTGGCGCGGGCAGCAAAGCTCGGCAACGGCAATATGTCTGAGGGTATCCGCCAAGCATTGGCAGCAACTCGCGGATAAATTCCTTGCATTCTTATTTTGTGCGTATATAATTATCTTCATCGGCGCAACGCTGATACACCAGCCGGTGGTGAGTAGCCGGAGAAATTTCAAAAGGAAATAATCATGATCTACATTGCAGCTTGGAAGTCCAACAAAGTCACGAGCTCCGGCCACACCGTCTACGGTGTAGACCTTGAGGATTGCGGCTGGGATCAAACTGACACTCGCAAATTCCCGGTTGCGAATCTCGACGATCTGACGGCCGGCGATGACACCTTCGGCAATGTCCTCGACGAAAACCCCGATTTCATCATTCTGAACGCTGACGGCAAGATCGACATCGACCGCGAAGCGCTGAAGCAATATTGGGCTGAAGTGCGTGCGTCACGCCAGCATCTGGACGATGACGAAGACACCTACATCTACAGCTAACAACGATGTGGAAACGCGATCATCCGCTCTTCTATCACGTGATGATGGGCGGCAAGCCCTGGCTGCCGCGTAATGCCCAAAACTTCACCCGTGTCTATTTCGATCAGTTCGTCGTTCGCGGTAACGACTGGTGGCATCAGCCGGATCAATGGAAGCGGCAAGGCCCCGCGCAGTTTCCAGAACTCTCCGATTCACAGTTATCAATGTTCCCAGAAGGATATTGGGACATCGAACAGCAGCAATGGGTCCGCTCTCCACGCCTTGTGGATGCGCTGGAGTTACGCGGATGGACAGAGGCAGCTTACTCCGCTTTCATGTCCGCCGCCATCAAACGCAGAACGTTCGCGCCGCTTGTCCCGCCCCGCGAAGTGCTAACCCGCGACGGGTTCATCATGGAAGACGGGCTAGAAGTCATATTCACGGGCGGGAAACTCTTACACCGCCACCACTGGGACACTTCCAAACTTCTCGGCAAGCGCATGATCGCTTGGCATCGCCACGGCGCTTGGTGGCTCAACGATACCAAGGGGATAAAAACATACGGCAACAGCGGGATAAAAGTGCGCGAGTTCGGCATCCACAGTTCGCCGCTGAGCTGGTGCGTAGTGCCCTATGACGACGAGCCGTTCGTCATTCAGAGTGGCACCCCCAATTCAACACACCACTATTTGTATATTGAGAACCCCTCTTTGTCGCTTATGACAATTGATGGTCGCCGCATTTCTGCGAGCATCCCAGCAATGCCCAAAACCGAACCAGTTATGCCACTTTGACGAGAGATTCGCCCGATAGCAAATGAAACCCCAGTTCGACAAACGCCCCTGCCGCCCGCGCGATCACTTGGTCGCCGCTGCCAAACTTTACCTCGGCGCGTGGAAAGCCGCCGACGAATTCCGCGCCGGGCGCGGCCAGGACCTGCCGCACTGGCCGGACTGGTGCTACCTGCCGCTGGCCGCGTCCTACGCGATTGTCAGTGGTGGCGGCGACAATCGCGTCCCGCTCGATCGCGCGGCCGACGTAGGGCGCCTCGGCGCCCTGGCTGCCTGGCGTGTCACGCAGGGCATCTATCGATTCGACCCGGCGGTCTATGCCGAGATCATCAAAACCCCTGTTGATGGCGATGTGCCGCACGAGATCCTGTTCAGGCTGCCGGAATGGTGCGTGTACATCGAGACGCCAGGTATGCAGGTGGCAGGGGACGATGTCCACGGATTTTTTGCACACCTGGAGCACGACGCCGGCAGCGGCCGGCCTGAGCTGCGGCTGTTGATCGACGCCGAATCCATGCTGCTGCCGATCCCGGTGCACCTGGGCCCGTGGTCGCTGCGAGAATCGATCGCGCGCATGGTCGACGTCGCGTCAATCAATGCAATCGCTGCCGGGATCGGGGCGCCGCCGGCCGGGCTGACGTCAGAGATCAGAAGTCATGTCGAGCCGATGGTGTCCCTACTGCTGTATCTCTGCTCGCAGAATGCGGAGATCGGCGACGGGAAGCGCGCGCCGTCAAATCCGGAACCGAAGCGCACGAAGCGCGGCTGGAGACTGTTTCCGGCCGACCGGCCAACCACGTGGGATGTCGGCGTACGCCTCGGGGCTGCACTGCGCGCCGCATATCAGCAGGCCGAAACAGGTGGTGATGACATGCATGCCGGGCCGCGGCCGCATATCCGCCGCGCTCACTGGCACGGATTCCGATCCGGCCCCATGAAACGGGCTGACGGCAGCGAAATACCGACGCAGGAGCGCAAATTCGATTTGCGCTGGTTGCCGCCGATTCCAGTCAAACTCGACGGCTTGGATGGGCTGCCGGCAACGATCCGACCCGTGAAATGACAAATGCTAATCCGACCCCTGATCAGGTTCGCGCTGCGCGTATCGCTGCCGGACTGAACCAGGACGAATGCGCAGCACGTTTCGGCTATTCGCTTTCTGGCTGGAAAAAGAAAGAGCTGGCCGGCGCCAGCTCCCGCGCGTTGTCGGTCGGCGAGTATGAGCTGCTATTGCTGCTGGCTGGCCAGCATCCGGAGTTCGAGCTGCGGGACAGGGTGTAGCGGAATTTTTGGAGATAGGGGTGTGATGGAATTTTTTACCATTTCACCCCTGTAGTGGAATTTTTCAGGATCCCACCGCGACTCCGCACAGTTTCTCCAGCCTGTCATCCGCCTCTCGCTGCGCCTCGGCGTCCAACTCTTTGAGCTTCGCCCAGATCACGCTTTTCTGATCGTAGGCCGTGCTCTTCGGCACGTTCAACCGTTTCGCCACATCCTGGATCGAGACACCGCGCTCGAAGTACGCCCGGATAATGGCATGCCGCATGCCACGGACGGACATGCCGGCAATCCACTGCGTGGCCCAGTCGGAGAGATTCGCCACCGCCTCGGCATACTCCTGCAGCATCTTCTCCCCGCCGCAGCACGGACAATCCTCGTACCGCACGGAGTAGCGGGCGACGATGCAGGACCTGCGGAGCGAAGGCATACGATCGATCTCGCCTCGGATGAGGCCGGCTTGACCAGCCCCATCCAGGGAAACGAGACCTTTGCCGCCCCCCACGGGGCCAGTCTTCATCATCTTCGCCATAGGCGACAGCGCGTACTGCTGGCTCGAATAGCGGAATGCGAAGATCAAAGCATCGTTCGCGTTCTTGAACAGTTCCATCATTTCCCCTTCGCTCTGTACTGCAGTTTCTTCAACTTCTTCGCTTCTCTCAACTTTCTCCGGCGCTCGGCCTCGGCGGGGAATTCGACGTGGTTTGCTGGATCGCCGTAGGCATGTCGTGGTAGCGCCCTGCTCTGCTCGCCAGAGCTCCGGCCTCCTGCCGTGAGGATGGCCATCATTTCTTCCAGCGTGTGGCTTTTCACGCTGCCTCCCTGTAGAACTCCGCCAGATCAGCCCGCACATGCCGCGCGTCCGCGCCGAGGCTGTAGACCCCAACCAGGTTGTTGGTCAGCCGCTGGATGTTTGGGTCGAAGGATCTCGAGCTTTTCTTTGTCACCATCACTTTGCCATCAACCATGAAGATTGCGACCTCTTCCTTTCCCTCGCTGATTGCATCCATCACCCGATCCAACGCGGCAGGAAGCGGGTCAACCGGCCGTTTGAATCCACCTCGAGCCGCCATCACTCCCAGTCCTCCGCGTCCAGCTTGGAACAGAGCCAGGCCACGCCACATCCGAGCGCGAGCAGGATGCAGATACCGATTGCCATTGCCATCACTTCCCTCCCATCGAGATAACAGCCAGATTCAGCACCACCGCCCCAACTCCATACGCCGCCTGCGGCCAGTTCAGGTCGACCGCATTACGGATTGCAGACGCAGCAAACAGCGCGGTGATGACCCACATGAACACGTTGGGATTCGTGAACCAGGTCACGGCATCCCCGCGATCCGTCGCAGTTCCTTGGCCGACAGAGCTGTCAGGTCGTGCAGCTTCAGCAGGAGCGTCGGACCGATAGGCCGGAGGCGATGACGAACCATGCTGATCTGCGGCGGCGCCACTTCGAGCGCCCGCGCGAGAGCCGCGTCGTTCTTCAGATTCAGCGCCTCGATCGCGAAATCGAGCAGTGCGTTCGGCTTGTAGTTCTTGTCTTCGAGCATGGTTTTCATGACTATCCTTTCAATCATCAGAAAATCCGCGGCTGCGGGATGGTGGAGCCTTGGGGGGTGGCGGCGACCATGGGTGCGCCAGACTTTCGAACTTCGTGTACTCGCCAATGTAGGCAAGCGCGACGCGTCCGGATTCGCCTTGGCGGTTCAGCGCCACATTGACTTCGCAAATGCCCTTGTCCGGGGAATCGGGGTTGTAGACCTCGTCGCGGTACAGGAAGATGACGACGTCCGCATCCTGTTCAATCGAGCCTGAATCTCGCAGGTCTGACGGCTGCGGCCGCTTGTTCGGTCGGCGCTCCAATTCCCGGTTGAGCTGAGAAAGCAGGATGATTCCGATGCCGAGTTCCTTCGCCAGCGCTTTCAGGCCGCGCGTAATGCCCTCGATCTCGGCGTTGCGGTTTGCACCCTCGCCTTCCATCAACTGCAGGTAATCGATCACCAGAACGTCCAGACCATGGCGGCGCTTGACCTGCTTCGCCTTCATCCGAACATCCAGCAGGCTCAATCCGCCTTGGTCATCGGTCCACAAGTTCATGCCGTTGAGCTTGACCATGGCATCCGTCATCTGCGCCCATTCGCGGTCAGTCATCGCATTCGGCTGCAGGAGGTGCGGGAGCGGGATTCGGCCGAGGGTCGCCAAGTTGCGATCGTGGAGCTGTGACTTCGGCATTTCCATCGACAGCACCAATACGCCGTAATCTCTCGCGATGCCGCAGGCGATGTTGAGCGCAAACGCCGTTTTGCCCATCTTCGGCCGAGCGGCAACCACAACCATTTCCCCGCGGCGGATGCCACCATTCAGCTTTGCATCCAGGTCCGGGAATCCAGTAGGAATTGCCTTGCTCGGCCCATTGCCAGCCCTGCGCTGCTCCAGCAGCTCGACGTGGGCAACCAAGTCATCCGCGGCCTTCGTCGGCTCCTGCTTGATGCGCTCCTGCGCCAGCGCTTCGAGCCTGCTGGAGAGTTGATCGACCAGCGCGGCAGCTTCCAGGGCAGAGCTCTCTACGATCTCGACCGTCTCACGGCCCAACGCGATCAGCCCACGCTTGACCGCCTTGTCCCGCACCATCGCCGAGTAGCGCCCGATGTTCGCGGCGCTCGGCGTGTTCTGGTGGAGTGCGTTCAGGTAGACCAAATCGCCAGCGTCCGAACCCTTCGCCTTGAGCGCGTCGGAAACGGTCAGCACATCCGCCGGCTCGCCGCGGGAAATCATGCCGACCATCTCGGCAAAGATGGCGCGGTGTTCTCCGATCGCAAAGTGCTCGGCGCGCAGGTCGCCCATGCGGTCAATAGCGTCGTTGTCAATCAACAAAGCGCCCAGGACGAACTGCTCTGCGTCACGGGCAATCAGACGGCTTTCGGTGTGGTTCATTGGCGCGTTCATGTGGCCTCCCGGTGGTAGCGCCCCTCAAGGGTCTTCGCGAAATTCTTCGGGGAGACCAGCCAATCCAAGCTCACGACAAACGGGTCACGATCGCGCGCCGGAGCGGCGCGACCGGTCAGAAATTCAGATTTGGCACAGTACGTAAAGAACTTGCGCCACCAGTCGAGAGACTGGCGCTTGGGGTCTTCACGCCAACGAGCTTGCAGGTTCTTGGGCCTGTCTCCGTTCCACGTCCTCACCTGCAGGCCCATAGGCAGCAGCTCGTGGTAAAGGGCGATGATTTCCTGATGAGGGCAATTCGGTCGCGCTGGGCGAGGAACGGATGTTCCCGCCTCCCCTGCGTTAGCAGGGGTAAGTAAATGCTCCTGTTCCTGCTCCTGCTCCTGCTCTTGGCTTCGAAGGGGCTCCGAAGGGGCTTGTTCGGTGGGTGCATTCTGCAGAGGGGCGCCGCGCTGTTCAGTCATATGGAATGGACCAGCATATTTCTCGAAAAACAGCGCCAAATAAGGGTTTGCGGGCAATGCGTTGTATTCGTTTTGAACCCCTTTCACGCGCAAATCGCCTGGCTTCAGCGCATCTGCGATCTGGAATGCGGCCATCTCAAAGACCCACACCGTCTCAGAATCGTCGTCGTAGTCACAAAACCCGGCTTCAATGCAGCTTTGAAGCCCCTTGCAAGCCCCTTCAAAGCCCAATCCGGTCTCGTGCCCGATGAACATCTTGGGCAGGTAGTACAGACCAAGCATGTTGGCGTGCGGGTTTGTCAGCAGATACAGCGCCACAACCTGAGCGGCAGGGCCGGCCGCGCGCAGGCGCTTGCCGGTGTCACCGATCCAGAACTGCGGGCTCACTTTTCCATACTCACGCATCAGCAGAACCTCCCAGCGCGACCATCGGGGGCTGCTTTGCCACCGATCTTCCGGTAGCCATCGGCCAAGATGGCGATGCAGTATTCGCAGACCACGTGGGCGGCTTCGCGCTTCTCTGCCTTCGTCTTCTTGGACTTGATGGTCTTCGCGAATCGGATGGCTTTCTGCTGGTGGTTCACGACTGCCTCCCTTGCTGCAACTCCTTCAATTTCGCCTTGTAGTGCGCCTTGATCACGACACGTGCCCCCAGTTTTTTCCTTTTTTCACCAAGTAGATCGCTTGGTGGGTAACGCCGTAATCCCGAGCAATCGCTTTTAGTGAACGTGAATCGGCACGAATCTTTGGGATGTCGGCAGTCTTCAGCTTTGCGCACCCATTTCCTTCGCCGATCTTTTTCTTGAGAACCCTGGTGCAATGGAGAAGGTTTTCTTGGCTTGTGCAGTACTCAAGGTTTGCCAGACGGTTATCTTCTTTGTCTCCGTTTTTGTGGTTCACCTGCAGATCACTCGGGCCAGCAAAGGCGGCAAGAACGAGTCGATGCAGGAGGTGCTTGGTCGAGATGGCGCCCCTTGATAGGGATAGGTAGCAATACCCGCTTCTTGCGCGCGAGATCCTCATTTCCTTTCCCGGGAATCGCATGCAGACCTCGCCCCATCGGCCTTTAAAGACGCCCTCCCTGTCAAGGCTGCGCACTCGACCGAAGTTGCTAACCTCATAGAGGCCCTCATATCCCACGACCGGCTTCCATGTCTCAGGCATTTCTTGACCTCTTCATTTCGCGAGCCCTGGCGCGGTACGTTTTCACTATTTCGCGCAAGTCTTCTACTGTCAGTTTTTTCGACTCGTGCGGCCCCTCAAGCCATTCGACCTTCGCTAAACCGATGCGCCGCACCAACTCTTGGCGGTAAAGGACCAGGTTCCCGGACAAATACAGGTTGCATGGAGCGCATTGCTTCCATACATTAAGGGGCTCAAAACGGAGATCCGGTCTGGCGCCAACGCTCAAGTAGTGCCCTGCGTGATATGCGCCGTTGTGGTGGCGGCCGCATGAAACACAGGGAAGATCGAAGTCGCGCTCCTTGACCCATGCGTTAAATGCACTTTGTGCCTCCTTCATCCAGTCCGAGCGGGTCTTGAGCTTTTCGCGGCGCGCGCGGTCGGCTTGACGCACCTCCTTCGCCTCCCGCGCCCTCTTCTTCTCCAGCGCGCGCATCGCCACCTCGGCGCCGTGCTCCGGGCTGCACCACTTCACCAGGCTGGAGAAGGTGCGGAACTCGGTACGGCAGATGGCGCACTTGCGCTTCTTCTCCTTGATCGTGAGAGACGGGTTCGAGGTGACGCGCAGTTGGTCGTAAGCCTGCAAAGAAGTGGCCGCGATACTCATTTCGCCTCCGGGAACTCAAGGAACACGCCTCGCTGCGCGAAGTCCATCTGCACGGCTTCGGCGTACTTGGAAAGCTGTTCTTTGGTCATCAGGGAAGTGACCGGCAGCAGGCGCATAACCTTCAACTTCTGCTCGTAGCTCAGCCCCTTGATTGCGCTGTCGTAGGTCTCGCGGAACTCGTCGTCTTCGGCGCGCATGATCGGGACGCCGTGGTGCAGCTTGCAGTAGCACTTCCAGCCAAGCGCGTCGTCTTCTGGCAGTTCACGGGCCAATTGCTCATACCAAACATGGGTAATCGCGTTCTGCGGAAGGCTCCGGTCCAGCCCGCGTTTCCAGCTCAAGCGCAGGAACTTGTACTTTGCGAAGTCGTCGCGCAGGATTCCGAAAGTCCGCTGCAGCGACTCCAGGCTGTTGACGACGAGCGCGGCCATGGTTACTCCGTGAAGAAGGCGTAGCGACGCATGTAGACGTCATGCGGCAGTGCGCAAGGCGCGATCTGATTGCCGAAGTCGTCCACGATGTGCAGGATGTAGAGGGCGGGCGCCATATCAGCCCCACACCTGGGACGGCGCGCCCGAGCAGGACACGAACGACACGCGGCGCGCAGGCAGCGCATCAGGACGGCGCGGTTCCAGCGACGGGATGTTCTTCGCCTGAATCGGCGTGAATTCCTTGTGGTAGCGCGGCCCGGCTACTGCGCCTTCGTACTTCACCGGTTCCGGCACTTCGCGGGCGAGCAGGCCAAGCACGACCGGCGTCAGCGAATATTTCGCGCCGGCTCCAAGCTCCAGCCAGCCGTAATCAACACAACGACGCAGAGCCGATGTGTAGCCGTTGCGGCGGGCGAGCATCATCCCGGTCACGGAAATCAGCTCATCTGTGGTCATCGGCCCGCGCTCATAGATTGCGCGGACGATCTTGTCCGCAGCGCTGCCCGGCTTCGGGCCTTTCGTTGCGCAAGAGAGATCCACTTGAGTCATGTCATGCCTCCACCTGAGCAGGATCAATCCGGGTAGCGCCGCCCTGCCGAATCATGAGATCAGGGGAAGATTGCGCCGAGCGTTCGGAGATAAGCCGCATCCACTCCTGCTCCCATGTGAGATAGGCGGCAGAGTTCCACGGGTACGGGTTGTCGGACAGGTCTTTCCCAGCCTCGAAATCCTCGCTCGCACGAGCCAGGACGCGCTGACGCATTGCCTCGGGTGTGTACGTGATCGTCATGCGCCCTCCGGGCGGCAGTAGATGCGGAACATCAGACCCATCAGCTCCTGCATGATCTGGTGCATGCGGTCGCTTATTGCTGTCAGATCCGCGCGCTCGCGCCGATCGATTTCACCGTCTTCTATTGCTTCACTGTAGGTCTGCGAAAGGCGACCGAGCTCGGCGTACAGCGCGTGAAATTTCGACTGGAGTGCTTCGTCGTCAATATCGTCTGCGCGGGGCAACGAGACGAAGACGCCGCCACTGGCTTTCGCAATGGCTTCCGCAAACAAGGCCGTGTTGGAGAAGTCTTGAATCTGCAGCGCCATATGCACCGACATGCACTGCCCCTTCTTCTCGTAGACGTAGTTCTCAAGCGCAGACGTCGAGAGGCCAAGGTTGGCAGCCATGCCGTCCCATCCGCCCTTGAGACTGGTAATCATCTTTTGATAGGTCGCGCGCAGATTCACTGACTTCTCCTGATTTCCGGTGGTTTTGCTTTTCTGAAACTTCTCTTACAGTTCGGCCAACAACATCAACAAACGGGAGGGAAGTTCCAATGCGCTACGATTGCAGTTCCTCAACAACAATCTGCAAAGGAACCTCCCATGACCGAGTCAGCCAGCCTCAAGCTGTTTTGCCCGCATTGCGGCCACAACTGCATCGAAGCGCCAACCGAGGCGGAACCGAAAGCGGTACGTTGTGGGCGTTGTGGCGTCGAGACTCGTTTTGCCGATCTCAAGACAGCCGGCGGAGACACTCTCGAACAACATCTCGCGAAAATGCTGAAGCAATCCTTCGGGGATTTGCTCAAGTAGCTCACGCGCTTCGCGCAACTGCGCGTGAACGTCGGTCAGGTCGGCTGCTAGCTGGACTGTTGTCATCACTGCTTCTTGTCGGTGCGGCGGCGGGCGCGGGGCCGCTCGGGCTGCTGTGTTAGTGTTAACCCATGCTTTTCGGCAAGTAGTCGAAAACCCTCGACTATTCGCCACGACGGGCGGGCCTTCCCAATCTTTCCGCTCGCCATTTCGCTAATCGCGGGCTGGCTGCACCCGACCGATTTGCCGATTTCGGCTTGGGTCAACCCCTTCTCCCGCAACAGGGAAATAAGATTCGCGATGTCCATGAGCAAGAATATAGGACTTCCGATAAAGGAAGTCAATAGGATTTCCGATGCGGAAATATATAAGAATCCAGATATGTCTATCGGGGAGCGCGTGCGCGAAGCACGGAAAGAGGCGAAGCTGAGCCAAAAGGACTTGGCCGCCAAAGTGGGGATTAGTCAACCGACTCTGTCAGAGCTGGAGCGAGGGGATTCGCGCGGCACGACGAGTATTGCGACAATGGCAGCGGCTCTTGGCGTGAATGCTCTGTGGCTGGAGACCGGGCGCGGCCCAAAGCGATCCATGTTCGGCCCCGCCCCGTCCGGACTGCCTCCGCCTGTCGCTTCGGATGCGGTCGCTGATGAGTACAACGTACGTCCGATAAAAACAGAACTCGATGCCGTGCCACTCATTTCGTGGGTGCAGGCGGGGAATTGGTGCGAGGCGCAAGACCCCTACCCTGCCGGCGACGGCAATGAGTGGCTGTCTTGTCCGGTGCGGCATGGCCCACGCACCTACGCCCTCCAGATTCGCGGCGAAAGCATGCGCAATCCAGGGGGGAAGCCATCGTTCGATGACGGCGACATTGTGTTTGTCGATCCGGAGCGCAGCGCAGTGCACAAATCCCTGGTCATCGCAAAACTCGATTTGACGAACGAGGTGACGTTTAAGCGCCTGCTGATCGACGGCTCCGACTGGTACTTGGAAGCGCTAAATCCAGCGTGGCCCAATCGCATCATCCCCATTCAGGCCGAGTCGCATATCTGCGGCGTGGTTATTGCGAAATTGGAAAAGTTTGTGTGACACAATCCCATATCCATGGGATAGCCGCAGTAGTTGGTAAACGGTCTAATTTCCAAAAATCAATAAACGACACCCCTTTTGCTACGCCAGAGTTAGAGAAATGAAAACGATCCTCCGAGCCGCACTGCTTTCACTTGCATTCCTACTCAGTCCAATCGCGCAAGCTCAGTCGCCGTTGTTTGCTGACATAAAGTGGGGATCAACTGTAGAGGAAGTAAAGCGCCAGCTTATCGGGAAAGGGTTTAAGCCGACTGCCACCGACAAGGATGGCGACCTGAAGTTCGAAGGAAAGTTATTAGGGGAAACAATGGCCGGATGGGCAATGTTTTCGAATAAAAAGCTGGCCAAGGTATTTATCGTACTTGCCACACCGGATCGGCGTGCGATCGATAAGTACAACGAAGTCAGGAAGGTGCTTGTCGAAAAGTATGGAGACCCGTCCGATACATTCAAGATGTTCCGTCGCCCGTACTACGAAGGGGATGGATACGAGGAGCAGGCGATCCGACTTGGAAAGGCGAGGTACTCCACTTTCTGGGGCAACGGGCTTTATGTCGCCATCACCGATCGGCTTGCCGTTACTATCACCTATGAGTCTGATGAATGGGGAGAAGAGGGAGATCGACGCAGGGCCAAGTCCGCAAGTGCGCTTTGATTTTCTTTTAACCACCCATCTGGGGGCGAGACGGCGTCCGCACTGAGCTCGGGAAGAGCAGTGATCGACTCTGAAAAGGAATGAGCGCCCTATCCTCATATTCATGGGATGTACGTGAAAGTTGTCAAAAGGTTTAATTGCTGTTAATCAACAACAAAGGCGAAACGGCACGCCGATACTGCCGGCCAGGGAGAAAAAATGATTCCAACAATTGGAATAATGATTGGGGCATACATCATCACAAGGATGATTGAAATAATCTGCCGCAGCGACCGAAATGTATTCGTCAAAGCAGTTTCCGTGGTCACTATCTTGGTTGCAATCGTTTCAATTGTGGACCTTGTGAACGCCGGCACTCGCGGCATTCCGGAATTCTAACGAGCGCGGACTTGTCGGCAGCTCTGCTGCGCGTTCGCCACCGAAATGAAAACGTCCTCCGTAGTATTTGCCGCGCTTTGCGCCCTCCCCCTCCACGCCCTCGCCCACCAAGTCATCGGCATCACGGACGGCGACACGATCAAGCTGCTGGTCGAGCAGCAAGAGGTGAGTATCCGCATCCACGGCATCGACGCTCCCGAGCGGAAGCAGCCATTCGGTACCCGGTCACGCCAATCCCTATCCGAGCTGTGCTGGGGTAAAGATGCCACGTACAAGAAGACCGGCAAATCATGGAGCCGGATCACCGCGCACGTCTACTGCGACGGAGTGAATGTCGGCACGGAACAGGTGCGGCGTGGAATGGCTTGGGCCGAGCCGCGATATAACCGTGATCCGGCGCTACCAGAGCTGCAGGATCGGGCCCGGACCGAGCGGCGCGGGCTGTGGGCGGATAAGGAGGCGGTCCCGCCTTGGGAGTGGAGGCGGGGAAAGAATAAAAAACAACAGTAGGAGCCATATGCAAGAAAGCATCTCCATCCGCTACGAGGGCGGCGACGCGGAAAGCCACACGTTAGATCTGAACCAGCTAGGACTTTCGCTACAAGGCTTCGCCAGAATTCTTGCCGTCTGCGGGAACTTCGTCGAAACTGGGAAGTACAACAAACAGTTTGACAGCTTGGCCGTTAAAGTCGTCGCCAAGGAACCTGACAAGCACAATTGCTACGAGGTCATCGCGCAACTAAAGAGCCTTCTTTCGAGCGCAAACCTTTGGTCGGGAGCCGGCGGGGCCGTTCTGGCGGCAGTGGTAGCATATGTGTTGAGTCGGAGATCAGGCGAAGAAATGAAAATGCTTAAGGACGCGTTGGACAAGGCGCTAGCCAACAACGCGCAGCAGACAGAGAAGTTAATCGCCACCATCGATAAGATGGCGGATGCTCTGCGACCGTCTGCGCGCCTGGCAACCGCTCCAATCGAAAAAACTTGCGGAAAGATCGACTTGTACTCAGGAGGTCGGAAATTCGTAAATCTCGATAGCGAAGATAAGGCTTTTTTCGCCCAGCAGGCAGTCACGCAGTTCGAGCAAACCCGCGTATATACGGGGGTGATTTCTGAACTCGACACAAAGACCGGCGGCTGCAAGGTTTCGATTGGAGATAGCGATCAGCGCATCCAGGCCGAGATCACGGATCCCATCCGCGTCATCCCGAACAACCCATATGCTCTGGCTTTAGCCAGCCAGCAGCCCCTCGCATTCAAAGCGAAAGCCGAGATTGACGAGGACGGGGAGATCGCAAAGCTATATATCAGTGACCTAGCGTAGCGAAACACTTACCGGCCATGTCTTACGAAGAATTGAGGGATTACCTTGACAGGCTTCTGCGCAACACCGCGATGGGGGAGGCAGTAAATATCGACTGGGGGGTTATCTCAAGCCAACGGGTGCGGGCCGTTAACCATGATCAGCTTGCAGGGCTCCAAGTTGCTGACGCGGTAGCTACTAGCGCCTACTACGCAGCAAACAAAAATCCATACGGCGAAGTAGAAGATCGGTACTTACGGCTGATCGCCAATACTGTTTATCGCCACAAGAAGAGCGTAGACGGTTACGGCATCAAGACTTGGTGCAATGACAGAGAGGAAAGAAAAAGGCTCGCCGATCTAGCGAGCCTTTAGAAACGAGGTAGACCCCAGGTTCGAGGAACCCACCCTCTACGGGCTGCCACCTTTCGGCGACCTCTACAATCCCTGCGCTTGTCTACATAAGGGAATATATCCAATACCGTCGGCATAGGCAAGTCATAAATTCAGAGCCCTCCCCTGCGGAGGGCTTTTTGTTTCCCCCCTCCCCAGCCGGCCACGTGCCGGCTTTTTCTTGCGCCTCCCGGCCCGCACCTGCGGGCTTTTTTGCGTCTGTGTTGTGGCGTGGGGGATATTTTATCTCGAAATATCGGATTTCCTATTGACATTGAATATCGGCATTCCTATACTTTCTCCATCGACACAGCAACACCGACAGGGAGGGAGAGATGGAAGGGAAACATACAGCGACGCCGAAACTGGTATTCACACTGGGCGGTGTGGTCGTCAAATCAGCGGAAGAAGCTCGGGTGATCCGTCGTCGGGCTGTTCGTCTCGGCCAAGAATGGCTGCTACATCAGTGCGATTCCGTAATTCGCCAGTTTCTCGCCAAGGCAGGTGCGGCATGAACAAAGACTTGATCCGCAAAGCAGCGATTCTGTTCCCGCGCAGGGACTACACCGATCCGCAAGCAGTACGCCACGCCCGCCGCCAGTGGCTGCGCAGTGTCGAGATGCTGCGCTGTGCTCCTGGTGGCTCGCGGTGGGTTCTGGACGGGCGCGTTGAAAGGAAAGCGGTGCCGCAATGACGCGCATTCCAACATGCCGTGCAGGACGGTGGCGGCAAATCTGGCGGTGGCTTACGCGATGGAGGCGGGAATGAGCGGAGCGTGCTGGAGGCAGCAGCAGGAGCAGGAAGAAGAGCAGCAATTGATTGAAGTGGAACGCAACCACAGTCCGAAGAATGGAAAGGAGCGTCAAGATGAAGTTCGAGAAAGCAGTGCGCAAGAAAGCAAAACTCCGTTTGGGTCTGACTGGCCCTAGCGGTTCCGGCAAGACCCTATCTGCCCTTCTGCTGGCAAAGGGCATCGGCGGAAAGATCGCCGTGCTCGATACCGAGCGCGAAAGCGCCAGCCTGTACGCGGAGCCGGTCCGCCTTCCGGACGGTCGCTTCATCGAACCGCCCGAGTTCGATGCTCTGTCCCTCGGATCGCCGTACACACCGGAGCGCTACATCGAGGCCATCCGCGCAGCAGAAAGCGCCGGCTACACAACCATGATCATCGACAGCATCACGCACGAATGGAGTGGTGTTGGGGGCTGTCTGGAGCTGGTGGATGAGATTGCCCGCGCGCGCTACAAGGGCAACTCCTGGTCTGCGTGGAACGATGTCACGCCGCGCCACCGTGCGCTGCTCGACGCGATCCTGCAATCGCCCATGCACGTGATTGTCACTCTGCGCAGCAAGACCGAAACCGCGCAGCAGGAGGGGCAGAACGGGAAAAAGACCGTGGTCAAGCTCGGCATGAAGGCCGAGCAGCGCGACGGCTTCGAGTACGAAATGACCGTTGTGCTCGACCTGAGCCATGACGGCCACTATGCCACCGCCACCAAGGACCGCACCGGCCTGTTCATGGGCCGCGATCCGCAGGTCATCAGCGAAGAAACCGGCCGCATGCTGCTGGAGTGGCTGGAGTCCGGCGCCGAGCCTCCGAAGCTCGACGAGAAGGTGTTCGCCGACCACAAGGCTGCCATTGAAGCGGCAGGCGACATCGAGGCACTACAGAAGGCCTACGCCGTGGCCTACCGCGCCGCCCAAGCGCTGAACGACGGGCACGCCCTGGCAATCCTGACTGACGTGAAGGACACGCGCAAAGCGCAACTGACGAAGGAGGCTGCGTAATGGCTTCCGTCAACAAGGTCATCATCGTCGGCAACCTCGGGCGTGACCCGGAAACCCGATACACCCCGGGAGGCGATGCCGTCACGAACATCGCGGTGGCCACCACCGAAAGCTGGAAGGACAAGACGTCCGGCGAGAAGAAAGAGATCACCGAATGGCACCGCGTTATCTTCTATCGCCGCTTGGCGGAGGTCGCGGGCCAGTACCTAAAGAAAGGCTCATCCGTGTACTTGGAAGGCAAGCTTCAAACCCGGAAATGGACCGATAAAGAGGGCATCGAGCGGTACACGACCGAAATCATTGCGGACTCCCTGCAGATGCTTGGTGGTGGCCCGAAGCAGGAAGGCAAGCCACAACAGCAGGGGTATTCGACACCTGAGAAGTTCGTAGACAGCGACATCCCGTTTTGATCGGAGCCGACCATGACAGCACTCACCCTTTTCGAGATCGCCCAAGAGTACCGCCAGATCACGGACGTACTGATGGACACGCAATGCGACGAGCAAACCCTTGCCGACACGCTGGAGGGTGAGCGCTGGCCGCTGGAGTTGAAGGCGCAAAACTACGGATTCGTCATCCGCAATCTGGAAGCCAGCGCCGAGGCCATCGACAACGCCATCGTCCAGATGGAAGCGCGGGCGCAAGCAATGAAAAAGCGGGCCGAAGCCCTCCGCGCCCGTCTCAAGCAAGGCATGGAGATTGCCGGGGTATCGGAGCTGTCCTGCCCCTACTTCGCCATGAAGATCAAGAAGAACCCACCCTCCGTCGAAGTGTGGGACGAGAACCAAGTGCCGGAATCGTTCTGGGTGCAACCGCCCCCGCCTGCTAAGCGGATCGACAAGAAGGCAATCAAGGCCGCACTGGATGCCGGGCAGGACGTGCCAGGCGCGAAGGCCAGCCAAGGCACGCGGATTGAGATCAAGTAAATGCCCTCCGCCCACGCTATCGCAGCAATCCTGATCATGCTCTGCATCGCACTGATTGTGTGGGCACTGTGCGAGCTTGCGGACGACTGGAAGAAGGGACAAGACAATGACTATGAATAACAATCAGCCGCAGCAAGCGGTAACGGACGAGCGGCCCGCATGGATGGAAACGCCCTGCGAGCCGTGGGCCGGGCACATCACCGCACAGGGCTATGGTCGAGTGAGCGTCAAAGGAAGGTCAATAGGCGCGCACGTCCTTGCGTGGACAACCGCCAACGGCCCTGTCCCGAAAGGTCTAGTGCTGGACCATCTCTGCCGCAACCGCGCCTGCTGCAACGTCAAGCACTTGGAGCCGGTAACTCCGAAAGAGAACACCCTCCGTGGCATAGGGCCGACCGCCCAAAACGCTAAAAAGACGCATTGCAAGCGCGGTCATGAACTCTCTGGGAGCAATGTAATTGGCACAGAAGACGGCTGGCGGATATGTCACACCTGCCAACGACTGCACGACCAGGCGTACAAGCAGAAAACGGCGGTAGGGCCAGAGAAGGCATATCGCAACAACAAGAAGTCAGGTCTGAGGGGTGTTTACCAGCGCGGCAACAGGTGGCAGGCGCAGATCCGAGCAAATTCGAAGGCGATCACGCTAGGGACATTCGCCACGAAAGAGGAAGCCCATGCTGCATATCGAGCGGCGGCAGAAAGATTATTCGGAAAAGGCAGCAATGCCGGGGGCAACCCATGAGCAGCGACAAGAATCCATCCACACAACCGGAAACCCTGCTCGCCAAAGCGCAGCAGCCGGTAGCGACAGCACAGCCCATGCAAAAACTCACGCTCGAAACGCCTTCTGTCTGGAAGTGGTCGAATTCGACGCAAGCGACAGCACAGCCGAGCGAGACGGCCATCCACAACGCGGCGAGGCTGGAGGAGT